AATATGCTTATGATAATATAGGTTGGTTAAAAAGAGCTAAAGTTAAGATGTATGTAAATAGTTTATTTTATAATAAAGGATAATGAATATATTTAAAACACCTATTAAATGATTAATAGAGCAACTGAAGCCTAAAGACCATATTGCTGATGTCGGTAAAATGGTAGAGAGTGAAGAATTAGGGATTTGAGCAATTTCAGAACATAACTTAGTGATTAAAGAACTTGTGAAGAATAAAACTGATTCAATTTTGAATCCACCTTTTAATTTAATGAATAAATAATTATGAGAACTTGCAATAAAAGTGATACAATAAGAAATATTAAATTTGAAATAGAAAAAGAAATTAAAACTTTACATTGAATGATAGCACAACAAGATATTGAACTTGCTGAACAAGAAAGGAAAGTTAAAGAATTAGAAAAAGATTTAGAGTATGAACTTGATAATTAAAAAATAACAATGACTAAAAAGGAAAGACTAAAACATATAGAAGACCTCTACACTTCTTGAAAGATAAGTGAGGGAGAATATAAAAGCTTATTACTTACTAATAAAATAGATATGAACAAGCAAGGAATGATAGACGCTATATACGAAAAAATAGCTAATAAAGAGTTGAATCATCTTAGAATTACCGAATTAGAAACAATGATAACTTTAGATGAAGAATTTAATTTCTATACAAATGAATTAAGGCATACATTAAAAATTTTATTAGCGAAAGAAAAAGAATTTAAAACAATTAATAAGCCAGTAATGATATGAGATGTGTTAGATTATGAATTAAAGGAGTGAGAATGAGATTATGAAGATACAACAGAAATATGTGAAATATGGGAACATAAAAGAAAACCAATAGAAGAACAAAGTGAAGAGACAATTAAATATGTTTACAATTTAACTAAATAACAATGAAATCAGTAATAGAAAGTATAAATAATATTAAAGACACAAAAACTTTAAATGAATTACAAGTAATTGAGGATACATTATTTGAACAGATAAGAATAGTTGACCTACCTGAGAAATCAAGAGAAGAACTTTATGAGGTGGTGGAAAGTTTAGTAGAATGTACTAAAAATCATATGAGTAACCTTTTAAACAATGACTAAAAACAAATGTAAGCATTATTATGAAAAAACAGGAGAATATATGGATTGAAGTTATCATTATAATAAATTCCAATGTAAATTTTGCTGAAATAGGATTGAAGAATTAACAGGGATTTGATATTAATACTTATTAATAAAATAAAAAATGACTCAAAATACTAAAGTCTTCATTGAAGAAGCTAGAGAACATAACAATATACCTCCAATAAGACAATTGCTAAGAAGCTACGATTCTCAAATAGAAAAGAAAGCCCCGACTAACAAAATTATCAAAAAACTTAGACACGAAATGGGAATGGTAAAGAATAGAGTTGAGGATATTTTAAATGATAAAATTAAATAGATTATGCAAATAAAAAGTGAGAATTTTCATATGACATTATGAAATTGAGATTGATTATGCTTATGACAAGTTTCTGAAAACTATGATTGATGACAAAATTTTTGATGATTCTTATGTTGAGAAGAATTTTTAATAGAGATTGCAAACTTTGCTATAAATTTAGCAGAGAAGAATTTAAAGTATTCTAATGAAATGATAAAAGCAGTAAGTATTGCTGAAAATCATTATAGATTAAAACTTAAACAAAAATTTAAAATAAAAAAGACTAAAAAATGAATGACTGAAATTAATATAATTAACTAATATAAAGATGAAAGAAATAAAAACTGTTTCAAAAGAAAGTCTTAATAAGTTCTTCTTTTGAACTTGTATATGGAAAGAAGAACATAAGACAGTAAAAGAAGAACAACCTAATTGGAGTTTTTGCCCTTTATGTTGAGATAGATTACCATCTACAATTATGATGTATAATAAAAATACTAAATAATATATAACAATGCTAGAAAACATTCTAAAACAATATCCATTTTCAGAAAGCATAGAATACTGAAACATTGTAGAACTATCTCTAAGGCTAGAAAAAGAAAAAGGTCGCTTAAAGATAGTTGGAACAAAAGAACAAGTAAAAGAGTCGGTGGAAAAACTAGTAACTAGATTTGATAAAAACTTGTAATTAGTTAATAAATTCATATAATATATAGTATATTAAGTAGGATTAATACTAGCTAATAATAAGATTTCCTACTTTCTTATATTAGCTTGTTTTAGTATTAACTCTAATATTATGGATCATTTTCAAATAACAGTATTAATAGTAACAATAGCTTTAATAAGTTGACTGTGATTATTAGCTTATATTTTATATAAAGATTAACAGACTAAACCATGAATCAAATAACGTTTGTACAATATCAAAATGGCGCTAAGGTAGTAATGTATACTGATTTACAAAATATAACATCTGATATTAAAACAGCAGTTCATAGAATTGTAGGTAATAATGAACTAAAAAAGATTCAAGACATGAGTTTAACAAAGGTTAAATGAGTTGTTGATAGATGATTAACTGGTAGTACTTTATTTGATATAGAGGATGAGTAAAACAAAAAGAAGAATACTAAGTAACTTAGCTTGGTTGGAAATTATTACATGTATCTGAATATTATTGAATTTCATATTTAATGTATTAACTCATTTCTGATATGTATAAAATATGTTTAATAAAAAATAATTAAACATATATGCGAGATCAGGATAAACTAACAATATTAAGTTTCTTTAACAGCTTAATTACTACTCACATTGAATTGTGGGTGTGATATATAACAATTGGTTGCAAACAAGAATTATGTTCCAATCGGTAAAGCACACTAAAGCATAATGCAGGTTCGAGTCCTGCCATAATTCAGTTATATATTACACTTACTATTTAATTATAGTATACAATATTTACTAACTTATAACAATGTGAATTGATTCATAAAATTCTGGTCTTGAATTTGGACTAGTGAGTAAATAAAATACAGTTTAATAGACTGTATGTAGTATCTAACAATAAGATTAGCAAAGCGTCAGTTACATATTACATTTAGTTTATTAATAACAACAACTGATGAATCAATATTTAGAAAACCTAAAAAAAGAAAAGGATAAGTTAAAAATCCAAAAAGAAGAGGCTATAGTATTGGTTGGACATTATAACGATAAGTTACTTAAAATAGTTAACCCTGCTACTTTTTCCGCTACATTTAAAAGAAAGGAAGAACAAGAAGAAAGGATAATGGAATTAACAAAGGATATAGCAAAGATTGCAGGGAGTATTATAGAATTTAATGAATAGATTATGAGAGAGATAAAATTTAGAGCTTGGGATAAAAAAATAAATGTTATGTTTAAAAACTGAGAGTTTATAGGTGATTTTTTTACTAATACAAATTTCCAAAAAACTAATAATATTTTATTGCAATACACAGGACTTAAAGATAGGAACTGAGTAGAGATATATGAGGGGGATGTAGTTGAATTATATCAAAAAGCACACGGATATATTAAAACAAAGATAGTTTTTAAGAATTGATGATTTGAATTGAGAGCATTAGATAGTAATAGAATATGGATGTTTTGGGATATTATAACACAAAATGAAATAAGTATGGAAATAATAGGTAACATATACTCTAATCCTGAATTAATTAATAACCAATAACACTATGATATGCTATAATTGAAGATGTGTACTAGAAGAGTCAGATAAAATTAAATTTAAAAAAAATATCAGAGAATCTTTTGAAAAACGAATAAATAAATTATTTAAAGATAAACAACTTATTAAATAACCAATAACACTATGTATATAAACGATGAATGATATTTGTGTATAGATATTAATTTAAATAAGATTGAACCAGATGAAAATTGATTTATACCATCTATATATATAGTACCTGAACGGGTAACTAAGAAATACAAAGTAAATACTGAAACAGGTTTATTTGAAGAGGTTGAAGAATAATTAGTTTTACATAATACATTTTTTAAATAAAGTGTATTATAATAAGTTAATCATTAATAATAAAATTATGAAGTTTAATAATTACTATAACTGAGTTAAAAGATGACATAAAGTATTATGAATAAAAACTCCTAATATTACAATACTATTTATGAGGTGGTTTATATTCAATGATATTAACAGATGGATAAAATGTAAGAAGTTAATATGGTTAGCTACATTTAAATTCCACTCTTCTTTATATGAGGAGAATATAGATTTACATGAGGAGAATAAAAAATTACATGAGGATAATATGAAATTAATTACTAATAAATAAAATTATGGCTGATAAAATATATACAGAAGAATATGTGTTAGAACAGGTAGAAATATTATTAAAAGAATTACATGATAACCCTGATTATATTTATATAGGAGAGTTATTTGAAGATAAAGATTATACTAGAAAGAGATATAATGAATGGCTTACAATACCAAGAGAAGATCGTGTATCAAGGTATTGAGATAATGAGGAAATAGCTAGTATGTCGTCCACAATAAAAGAAATACTTGAAACTAGGGCGGTTAAATGACTATTAAAGAACGAATTAAACCCTACTTGAACTATCTTTCATTTAAAGAATAATTACAAATGGGTTGATAAACAAGTTACTGAAAATACTAATACAAACCTTGGTTATGAAGTAGATGACTCAGATGAGTTTAAGAATATTTTAAAATCTAATTGATTAATATAATGAATTTACCAGACAATATGAAAGCTACCATTACTATAATATGGAAAGAGCAAGACAAAGCAGTTAAATTATGAGAAGAATTAATTGAAATGGGATTTAAGTTTAAATGAAAAGGTAAATACCTTAAAGATAAGCTTACTTTTAACGTAGCTTATAATAGCGATATTAAAGAGGATTACCAAAGAGAAGTAAAGTTTGATGAGATTAAACCTGATAAACCAAAGAGGAAGAAAAGAATTAAACCAGCTCAAAAGAAATAAAAGCTAAAAAATAAGATGGCTTAAAATAAAGGCTTAGCTTGGTTAGTTCACAAGTAGCTATTAACTATTTAATATGACTAAAGAAAAAGATATATTTGAATTATTAAAAGACTCAAAAGCAAGATATGGTTTGTGTAAGAACTCACTGTATCTTTTTGGGATTTATTACTTCAGACATTATTTCACTCATATTAGCCCCGAGTTTCATAAAGAGAGATGTTTAATTAGTCAAAGTTTAGGGGAGTATTGAAAACCTAGATATATGACAGATTGTGAATTTAGATGATCTGCTAAAACTTCATGGGCTAAGATAGATTTTATCAGAAGGATATGTTATGCAGACAGAAAGATGATGTTGTATTGATCTTTAGATAAGAAGATTGCAGAGAATGCTTTATTAGATATATCTATTGAATTACAAACTAACCCCTTAATTATAAGGGACTTCTGACAATTATTCTTTGATAATGATAGTAAAGAAAAGAAAAGTAAAAAGACTTGAGTTGCTGATTTTCTTACAAGTAACTGAGTAAGAGTCCAAGCAATAACAACATGACAACCTATTAGAGGAATGATATATAATGCTGTAAGACCTGATTACTTAGTTTATGATGACTTTGAGAATAATAAGACGAAGAAGTCTACAGCTTTAACAAGACAAGTTATAGAACATTTTGACGAGATGTTTCCAGCAATAGCTCCTCATGGTATAGTATACTTTTTATGCAATAAGATTAGTGATACCTGAAGTGTTGCTTGGTTATATGATAAATTAGAAAACAATCCTGAATGAGTTATATATGAGAAAGCAGTAATTGAAAATGATGAGGTAACATGGAAAGATAAATATGTTAAAACAGATAGAGAGGCAAATAAACTTAATGAAGTAAGAACTAAAGAGAAAAGAGTTACAAGTCTTGAATCATTGAAAAGAACATTGAACAAAGATGGTAGAAAGATATTTGAACAAGAGATGTTAAATTTACCAGTTGTTGATTGAGAAAGATTCTTTGATGTTGAGATGATAGATCAAGCTATTGAGATTGCAAAAACTTATGAATTTGAAAAAGATTGAAACTGGAAAGTATGGCAAGAATATAATTGATTAGATGATTATAAAATAGCTGCCGATGTTTCAGAATGATACTGATTAGATAGTTCAGTTATACAAGTTATTAATATTAGTACATGAGAACAAGTTGCAGAGTTTGAGAGTAATCAAATACCTACATGATTGTTAGCTAGTGAATTAATTGCAGCAAGTGAAAATTATTGAGATTGTACAGTAACACCTGAGAGAAACAGTATTTGAAATGCAGTTATAACATCTATGCAAGAGAAAGGGTATTGAAACTTATTAACTACTCAAAAGGTAATTAATAAAAAAGGTTGATGAAAAGAAAATAGATATTGATGGTATACAAATTCTACTAGTAAACCTAAGATGTTATTTGATTTACAGAGAGATTTTAATGACTGATCTTTAATTATAAAATCTTTACCATTACTTAGAGAGATGAGGGCGTTTGCTAATTGAGATTTAAAAGCAGCAAGTTTTGATGAAGAGGTAAGTAATCACTTCGATAGAGTTATGGCAATGGCTATAGCAAACCAAACAAAACTACTACAATGACAATTTGCAATTAAAGAAAAAAAACATAATATATGAAGTAGTGAACCTGCAGCTTCTTGAATGGAAGTAAAGTTTAGCTGATGAAAATTTAGAGCAAAATTTAAACATTAATAAATAATTATGACTATAAATAATAGAGGTACAATAGAAGCTAATCAAAGAAGTAATTTTAGTAAATGAGTTGAACTTGATGAATTAAAGTTAGATATGTCTGATGATAATTTAAAGAACTTAATTAAAAAATGGATAAGTATATGAGGACAATCAGAAAGTATACTTGAAACTAACTGAAGAATTAATAAAGACTATTATCTTTGAGTAGATAAAAGAACTACAGAAATAATGGATAATAAAAGTAAAACTATTGATAATAGGATTTTTACTAACATTGAAACTATTGTACCTTTAGTTACTTCAACACCTGCTAAACCTATTGTATTTATACCATCAGCACAAGGGGAAAATAAAGCTAAAAAAGAAAAAATAAGAGAACAAGCTATTAAGACTCAAAAGATATTATTAGCTATATATGACGATCAAGGATTACAACAAAAGTATGAGAAAATGGTTAGACAACATCAAATATATAGAATAGGTATGGTTAAATATTGAATAGCTGATGATACAGTATTTACTAATATAGTATTACCAACTAGATTAATATTAGATAGTGAAGCTGTAAATATGGCTGATTCAGAATTTATTTGAGAAAAAATTGTTGTTACTGCATCTAACTTAATTAAAAAATATCCTGACAGTGAAACTGAAATAAAAAATGAAGTACAAGGAAAAACATGAACTAAACTTACTTATATTGAATGGTGGACAGATGAATTTATGGTAGTTTCTATTAATTCAAGAGTTATATTAGATAAAAAGAAAAATCCTTTATTTGATTATGCAGATACTGAAACAGTAACCTATGATGAATTTGGTAAAGAGATTAAATGAAATCCTACAGCTAATAATTTTTTTATAAGACCTAAAAAACCTTACATACCTTTCAATGTTTATAATCTATGAGAAAATATTATTGATGACACAACTCCTTTAGAGTTAAGTAAATCATTACAAGATAATATAAATGATAGGAAAAGACAAATAGCGGATAATTGTGATGTTGCATGAAATCCTATTAGAACTTATAAAGGATTATCTTCAGATCAAACTGCTTTAGCAGATGATAGTTTATGAGCTTGAGATTGAGTTACTTTAACAGATGAACAAGATATAGGATATGTACAAGCTGCTCCATTACCAGCTTTCGTAAGTAATGATTTACAAGATAGTAGCAACTCACTAGATAATATATTTGGTATTCATTCAACTACTAGA